CTATCCGGCGGCCGGTGGCGTCGATTCCTGCTGGGCGGCGCCATCATCCGCTCGCCCGAACGCTGGGCAAGGGATTGGCTGGGCGGCCCCATTGCTGACGTGGTGCTCGTCGATCCACTCCTGAACGCCTTCCATGTCGGGAGGCTCACACTCGTTTGCCCAGCCAACCCAGCGGCAGTCAGCGCACCGCTGCTCCTCCCGTGGGGCGCCCAAGCCAGCCGTGTCCGTGGGGGGCTCCACCGGCGTTGGGGTGTCGTCGTGGCTCACTTGGCGCCCCCCGTCGGTGTTGGTGGCGGGCTGCACGTGCAGATGGACGACGCAGTAGTCGTTGCCGCCAAGCGCGAGAGCCAGGCTATCGAGCGCATCGAGCGCATCCGAGCCGTTGCGGTAGGCCCCTGGCTCTAGGCCGAGGGCCTCTGCGCGCCAGCCGCCGTTGCGCGAGGGTGTGACACGGGCCTTCACGTGGATGTGGTGGCGCTCGCCGCTCATGAGGTCCTCGCAGTGGTCAGCTCGACGACCTTTGCGGGCCCGCCGATGTGTGGAACGAGCGCGACCGCTGCCCGCATGGGGAGCGACTGAGGCCCGACGTAGTGCTCCCTGATCCCGCGGCTGTGCCCGACCAGGTACTCGACGGCCTCGTCGTCCGCGCCCTCGCGCTTCAGGCCGCTCTCAAACCCCGCCCGGAACGCGTGGCAGGGGGTGCCCTTCCACGCCTCCAGGCGCACGCCGGCGCGCTTCCACGCCCTGCCCATGTCGCGGGCCCGGTACTCCCTCCGGTCGCCTGCGTTGGTGCCAGCAGGCGCGTCGACGACGTGCCCGTCCCGCACACCCCACCCAGCGAGCTCCTCGACGAGGACGGGAGCGATGGGGATGCGTCGGCCCCGCTTCTCCTGAGCGCTCTTCCCGAGCTCGGGCCGCAGGTGGAGGACACCGCCTTCGAGATCGAGGTCCTCCCACCGCAGCCCCATCACCTGGCTGATGCGCAGCCCGGTGCACCGGAGCAGCACGGCCACCTGCCGGTGCCAGCCGTTGCACGCCGCGATGGCCGCGTCCATCTCCGGCCACGTAGGGGGCGACTTCTCGGCCGGCGGCGCCCGCTTGAGGTCCAGGGAGTCAGGGTAGGGTACGCCCGCCCACGCCCCCCGCTGCTGCCGGCGGAAGGCCCAGTCCCAGAACCCTTCGATGCAGGTCACGATCTTGCGCGCGGTCTCCGGCCCCCGTCGGTGGAGGTGACGGCCCGTCTCGGGCTCCATGAGCCACGTGTGGAACGCCGAGAGCATGTCGTACGACAGCTCCTGGGCCCGGAGCTGGCGCCGGCGGCTCCCCCTGCGCAGGAAGCGCGTGAGGGCAACCAGGTGCTGTCCGTACCGGATGGTGGTGCGGGGGGCGTGCACCCGACTGGAGTGCTCGAGGTAGGCGGCAATCATCGCGTCGAGACCAGTTTCAGCGCGTATGCGGCCGGATTGAAAGGTGCCGTCCCGGAGGAGGGCCGCTTCGATGTCCGCTTTGTACGCGTCCGCCTCGCGCTTGGTGGCGCAGGTGACCGATCGGGACTGGCCGCCCCGGCCTCCCTCGACCCAGCGGACCCAGTATTTGCCTCCACGTTTATGGATGCTAGCCACGAACAAACCTCCTCAAACCATCGTTCGGCTTCGTCTGCGCCCCGGAAGCTGTACCGAGCCCCTCGGCCCTTCCCCCCGTAGTTCACCCACACGACGTCGACGTGGTCGGGCGTGTCGTCCATGAGGCGCCGCAGGGTGGTGCGGTTGATGCCCAGGAGCTCGGCCACTTCGGTGATGGAGAGTCGCTTCCGGGCGCTCATGGGTCCACCGCCTGCCCGAGCGGCGTCCGGGCAAGCCAGCGCTCTAGACGATGGGCAGCCTCGGTGCGTCCCTTGCGGAGCTGGCCGGCGAGCAGCATGCGCTCCCGCTGCAGGTCGGATTCTTGGCGTACCGCCACCACCACGACCTTGATCACCCGCTTCCGGGCCTCGAGCAGACCCCAGTGGGCCGGCAGATCAGAGGGCTCCAGCAGCCCCGCCGGCGTCAGGTACCAGCGAAACTCGCCCATCCCCTTGTCTGGGTAGGCCCGGAAGAACTTTCGGCGGTCGCGGTGGAAGTCGCTACGGCTCGTCTTGCACTCCACCAGGTGGGAAGTCATGCCGCGCCAACCCATGGCGTCGGGCTGCTCGCCAGCGGTGCCGGCGACCGGCTCGCCAGTGGCGACCCAGCACTTCTTCGTGTTCGTCAGCCAGCGCAGGGCGCGCGCCACAAGCGCATCGTGCGACATGATGGGGCCACTCATGGGTCCACCGCTTCGGCTTCGACAGGCATGAGGACGCGCTGCGTCTCGTCTGGGAACCAGCTCCCCGCTGTGGGGTGGGCGGCGTTCCACCGCTCGCAGGCCTCGGTGAGGATGCTCCAGTCCAGCCCCTCGCCGATCTCCTCGTGATGCTCATCGCCGGCCCGCTCGAGCATCGCCTCTACGTCGGCAACGCCGAGACGCATGGGCGTCCACGTCGTGCGCCACAGGTAGGGCCGGCCCTGCGCGTCGACGAGGGGGGGCTCGTCGGAGTAGTCGAAGAAGCCGTCGAAGAAGTAGTCCTCCCCGTCGGTGAGCGGCTCCATGTCCTTCCGGCAGGCGTGCCACTCCTCCGCGGTGAGCACCTCTGCAGCCTCGGCGCGTTTCCGGCGCTGCGTCGCGGTCTCCGCAGCACGGCAGGGGCGGCATGCGGTCCAGCCCCTATCGCAGGTCTCCCCACAGGCGCAGATGGCCACGGTGCATCCGTAGCAGTGGAGCGCCTCCGGCTCGGTCTGCCTGACGGTGCCACAGTCGCCGCAGGCCCAGGCGACGGGCTCGGTGTCCTCCATGCCCTGGCGGACCAGTGGAATGGGGGCGCTCTTGGTCTCGGTACGGGTGCTCATGGGGCCTCCTTGCGCATCACAACGCCGTCGAAGCTGCGGGCCTCCGTTGCGAGGCCGCTGGACACCAGGTTGTAGGCCAGCCAGTTCGCCTGACCCTTCTGGCCGATGAGGTCGACGACGCAGCCAGAGGTGGACGCGCTCACGTCGAGCATCCGGGCCGTCGTGACCACCTGGGACACGTGGTGCCTACTGGCGACGGTGACGGACCAGTGGTCGAGGTTGGGGTCGGACGGGCTCATGTCGCCTCCGCTTGGTCTGCAAGAATCTCCACAAGGTCCGCCAGCATCCCGCCGGTGCCGGACTGGCCAGCCGACCGACGGAGCACCTCCACGGTCTCCCGGGCAGCCCTCACCGCGTCCGCTGGTGTCGCGCATGCCGCAGCCATGGCGACGTCGTCGCTGCTCCACGAGGTCAGGCTCTCGACCTTGATCTCCAGGTGGTCAAGCTCGTCCCGCGTCCCGCGGTGGTCGTACCGCTCGTGCTCGAGGTCGCGGCGGAGGTCGGCGGCGGGTTCGTGGAGGTCGTCCACCATCCCGATGATCACAGTCAGCCGGTCACGGAGCGCGCCAGCGCCCACGTCGTCCGCCAAGGCCCGCAAGACTTCGCCGGCCTGGGTGATGTCCATTCGAAGGCTCTCGCTCACGCTGCCTCCATGCGTCGCCAGGAGATGGCGGACTCGTACACGAAGGCCCCGTCCATCCTCACGCCGACGTCTACGACGATGCCTTCGTCTGTGAGGTCGGACAGGACGCGCCGAGCGTTGCGGGGGCAGCCGCCCACCAGTCTGGCTGCTTGCCGGGCGGTGAAGCCTGTGGTGCGGCTGCAGAGCCACCGCAACAGGCGCTTCCGGAAGTCGTTGCGTTCGGCACGGCTCATCGCCCACCACCATCGACCTGCTCGGGCACGACCACCTGTCCGGCAGGGCACTCGAAGGCAGTGGCAGCAAGGGACGCTTCCGCAGCTGTTGGGTAGGTCACCACGCCGCCGTCTTCGTCGGTCTCTGGAGTGGGGTCCACCACCTTGTGGGTGGCCAGGGAGCGCAGGGTCAGCTTGTGCCGGCTCATGACTCACCATCCATCACGACTGTGACGACGCGAGGACCGCCGACTACGCGCACACCGGACACGTCTTTGAGGCGAGCACGGACCGTGCTCTCAGCCTCCCTCGCCGCCTGGTCCAACACCTGCTGCACGGTGCAGGCTGCGCCCCATCTGGCACCCAGCTGGACTTCAACGCGTAGCTCAACCACGGCGCGGGCCTCGGGGTTCAGTTTCTTGCTCATCGCTGGCCTCCTGCAGTCTCGGTCTCGTCGTCCAGGACGGACGTCACGGTGTCGCCCTCCACCCACGAGCGGATGGGCACGTCCCGCTGCCCACGCAGCCGGAGGAGCCACACCTTCGGGGCTCCTCCAGCCAAGAGGGTGGGGATGAGCGGCCCTTCAGAAGGTCGCCCAATCGTGGCTCCACCGGTGGGAACCACCTGCATTCCGCAGCGCTCTGCGAGCACCCAAAGGCGGGCCACATGCCGAGCCAGGCACGCGACCTCGTCGTCCTCGAGGAAGGAGAGCGGCGCATCGCCACGCGCCCCCGCGGGCAGCCCCAAGACCTCCGTGAGGTGGCCTGGGGCCACTGGCCCACCGAAGGCATCGGTGAGCACGTCGGCCATCCGTGCCCGGAGGCATCGGGCCCCATGCCCCTCGGCATCCCCCAGCCACACGAACCACCCGGCGAGCCTGTCCCCGCGGTGTCGGCGGCCAGCGGTGTCGCAAACGAGGCCGTGTGTGACCCAGGAGCCGGTGAGCCCCCCGCGCTTCGCCGGCGCGTTGATCCATGGACCGCCGGGGATGTCCTGCGGGCGAAGTAGTCGAGGGGCCGGGTCGCCACGCAGGGCGACGGCGGCCGTCCGATGAGAGCCCTGCATCAGGCCTCCAGGTGGTCGGGGTGGGTGTAGATGGTGGTGCGGCGCTTGCCTTGCTGGCGGCGGCGCTTGGTGGCCCTGTCGACTGCAACGAGCTCCCCGAGCCGGGTCGCCATGACGTTGCCCATGAAGACGTAGGGGAGGGGGAGGTCGGGGCGGCCCTTCGTCGCGACGTGGGCCCGGATGAGGTCCCGAGAGGCGGCCCCATCCGGACCCGCGGCCCGGAGCGCCTCCTCGACCTGGGCGAGCTGCGCGCGGTGCAGCAAGTCGCTCCAATCCCCCTGAGCGGTGGAGATGCCCTTGCGGAGGATGAGCGCTGCCCCGTCCTCTTCGTCGGGACGCTTAGGCCTGCTGAAGAGGCCTACGAGCGGTCGCCAGATCTCCACGCGGGTCCATCCCGACTCGCCGGAGAGCATCTCCTTGTAGGCCTTCTTCGTGTCCGGCTTCGCGCCTGGCACGTAGCGCCGGACCTCGACGGTCTTGTGGCCGAAGACGGTTGCTCGGTTGCTCATCGCCACCCACCCTGGTGCGCCGCTTTGCGCTCCGTCTTGGCGTGGTGCTCGAGGATGCCGCAGGCATGGTGCACGGCGCCTGCGCGCTTCGGGTAGCGCACAAGGTGCTCCTCGCGATGGACCTGCCACCCACGAACCGCGAAGCGGACGCCCCAGCGGCCCTCGGCCTCCTGGTGCTCGCCCAGGTCCACGACCTCGGCATGGAGGGACCAGGACCCCTCGGCCTTGGTCCGCTCCCGGAGCCCCTCGCGGACGCCCCGGAGGACCCCGTCTGCCGATGCGTGGCAGTCCTGGCACGCCTTGTCGTGGAGCTGGGCGATAGCCCAGTCACCCCCCACGCCCACAGGCTCACCGGAGGTGGTCCGTGTGCCTCCGTCGCCGTCGTCCTCGGGGGAGGAGACGGGTTGGCCGCACACGGTATAGTCGATGGCCCCAGTGGGCAGCACAAGGCCGAGATGCATCCTCATTGCAGGCTCCGGTAGATGGCCGCACGCTGTCGCCGGCGTGCGTCGGGGGAGGTGGTCCACGCCCACACGAGGGCGAGGGAGAGGCCGATCAGGAGGGCGGCCACGGTGTGCGGGTCGAGGTCAGGCATCCGGCACCTCCCGCCAGTCGAAGTCGCAGGGCCCGTCCGCGTCCTCCGCCGTGGCGTAGACCTCGATGGCGGCAGGCAGGCGCGGCAGGTCGTGATCGACAAGCACATGGTCGTGGTCGGCCATCTCCCGTCCGCACCCGTACGGACAGCTCTCGTTGTCGCAGCGGTCGTGCCACACGCATCCGGAAAGCACCGTCAGCTCGTAGCGCCCCGGCTCCTCGAATCCGGTTTCGACATTGTCGATGAGGGGCTCGGCCGCCGCCGCTATTGCCTCATCACGGGTGGCGCCGGTGTGGCACCCGTCCTCCTCTAGGGCATCGACGCGAGCGGCCCACGAATCGGCCGCCCTGTGCGGGTCGAGCGGCATCAGCTGCCCACCCCCGCCGGCGCGAAGAAGCCGCGGACGACATCCTTCGCCAGCGGTGGGAGGGGGCTCTCGTCGCCGATGGTCAAGGCAAGGGACTCTTCGAGCGCCGCGACCCTCTCGGCCAGGGCGTCCCGCTCGGCTTCGGCAGCCTCGGTGCGGGCCAACAGCGTCGGGGCGGAAGCAATGAGCTCCGCCGTCGCCCTGAACCACTCGCCGTACTGGGTGTCCTTCGGCATGGCCGGAAGGCTGCAGATGTGCTGGTAGCCCTGGCCGTCCCAGTTCGCGGGGTCCTGCCGGACGTTCCAGTGGCCGAAGTGTGGCCCCACGAGTTTCCAGGGGCCCGAGAAGTGGCCGCCTTCGGCGATGGAGGCCTTCATGCCACCACCGCCAGTGGGTACGCAGGCGTCTCCCCCAGGTCGATGCAGAGCTGGCGCCACAGGCGGGCCTCTTCCCCGCGCCCAGAGAACTCGCGGGCGGCACCTCGAGCCCACGCGAAGAGCCGGCGGAGCTCCGCCCCGCTCCGCTCGTCGTCCTCGATGATGCGACGGAGGCGCTCCACCATCGTCACGGCGTGAGGGTCCCCACCAACCTCCACGATGCCGCAGAGCCGAGCCAGGAGGTCTTCGGGGGCGATGGGGGCTGCTGCTGCCGACTGCCGGATGGGTCGGACACCGATGTGCAGCTCCATGCCCAGGGCGGCCGCCCACGCATCCAGCCAGCAGAGCGCTGTTGGGGCCTGTCCTGCCTCCAGGGTGAGCACCGCGTGGGTCGGCACGCGGGCGACGCGGGCCACCTCCTGGTGGGAGAGGCCGAGGGACTCGCGCCGCTCCCGGAGGGTCTTGGCGGCCGCCGCCATCACGTCGCGGCTCAAGCTGCACCGCCAGCGGGAGGGGTCCCGGCTACGGCGCTCATGGCCACCCAAGCCATCCCGCCAAGCGCGGTGAGGATGGAGACCATCGGTTCAACTTGAGCAGCGGCTTCCAGTAGGGCGGACATCTTGGCTCCTCCACATCTGGAGGTTGTCGCCAGATGGTAGACGAACCATATGGCAGCCAGTCCATGCTGTCTACAAGTCGTAGACAAAAACCTCTAGGTGCCGCGTTCTGACAGCCTCCTGATCATGTCCTCGACCATGGCCAGGTCGGCGTCTGATAGCACTTCTAGAGCGCGTGCGCTCGGGATCACACGGGGCGACAACTGCAGCGCCACTCGGCCATCATTCGGGTCGAGGAGCTGAATGTCGAGGCGCATGCCCATGGCCCGGGCCCATGCCGCAAACTGGTCAATTCGCGGCTGTGAGGCGTCGTTCTCCCACTTCGACAGCGCCTGGTACGACAGCCCAGTCCGGTCCCGAAGCTCCCGTCCGACCAGAACGGCAGCCTGCCGGATGTTCAGGCCGAGCTCTTCCCGACGAGCACGGAGGGCGGCCCTCAATAGCCGCGCCTGAATGCCCCCGACTTTCCCCATGTCATCTACCTCCAAGGCTAGCGTAGGCCAAAACTTGTCCCCATTTTGTAGACAGGCGCTTCGGGTCAGCGTAGGGTGGTCCTTGTCTACTGAACGGAGTCAAGATGCCCCGCCCCCCCAGTGCCTTCGGTCAAGTAGTTCTTGCCCGCCTTGAGATGTGCAAGATGAGCCGCGCCGATGTCCTGGACTTGATGGCGAATCAGGGCCACAAGGTGAGTCGGAAGACGTTGTCCGCCTGGATTGTTGGGCGTCGGCGGCCCAGGTACGAAGACCTTGTCGCGCTGGCCGACGCCCTCGCCATCCCGACCGAGGAGCGGGGCCGCTTGCTCGAACTGGTGGCGGCGTGAGGCCTGTCGGCCGCCAGGCTCTACAGTCGTGCCTGCGTCGCGGCCGCCCGAAGACTGTCTCGCACACTGACAAGGTCATCGCGGTCAACTGTGACGTCGGTGGAACGGAGGGCGTCCACGACGGTGAGCTCTCCCTCCAGGCGGGGGAGCTCGTCGGCCGACCCGGTGTCGTCATCGGCAACGCTGACGCGCACGGACACGGACCCGTCTGTGGTCCGGACGGTACACGTGGAGCTACCGAAGTCTGCCGGGAAGCTGTAAGCGAGGCAGGAGTCGAGATTGGCCGTGAACGAGTCAACCTCGTTCACGCTGATGCGCGCGGCGTCCGTCGGATTGAACCTGTTGTACTCCTCGCCGCTAGCGATGATGACAACCTCTCGAGTGAGCACGCCGCCCTCAATCGTCTTCGCCTTCAAGGCGTAGAGAGACACGTTCCCTCCGCTCACGTCAGGCTCGATTTCGGCACCCGTAACAGTCACGAGGAGATCTCCGAGAGAGGTCGCATACGCCACGCCGAGCGGGGCCATCAGGGCAGCAGGGACCGCGACACCGAGAACGGCGCGGACCATGAAATCGCGAACAGGCATGGAGTCTCCAAGGCTTCTCTGCGCATCGGTACGCAGACGGGACCCTACATCATGCATGGGGTCCCCGAAGACGGGACGCACTGCACCCCTTCCGCTGAGGTGCCCCGATGCGGCCGCTAGCCTTCTTTGCGCTTTCGCCAGCCGTAGCCGGTGCCTGTGCCGCCGATGAAGCTGATGATGACCAGCAGGGAGTTCTCCACGATCTGGTACCGCTCCGTGATGATGGCAAAGGCCATCACGCCAACGAAGATGAACAGCAGGGCCCCAAGGAAGAGCATCGCCATGCCCTGGTTGGCTCTGGCGACCTTCTCGGCCATCTCCATCCGTCTCATCACCTGGATGTGGTCGTTGCTGAGCCGCGTCTCCTCCATGGCTTGCTGGCGCTCGATGATGCGCACGTTGCCAAGCACGGCCTGGGCCTGGGCCTGAACGAGCTCGGTGATGGCGACCTTGTCGGCCTTCGCAAAACCTTCAGGCCCGATGCCGACAGAAACCCCATGAAGGGTCGACAGCTCGGTGCTCTCGTTGTCTTCGCTCATCTAGAAGCCTTGGGCGATGATGTGTTTGATGAGGAACTGCTCACCGCCTCCACGTTGGACGACGACGGTGGGCTTGGACCGGTTTGTGTAGACGAAGACCGACCCTTCTGGCAGGTCGCGCTGGTAGCGGGCAACCCTGTCCCAGAATCCACGGATTTCGGATGGGGTCGCCGACAAGCTGAGGACCAGAGTGACCTCCTCACCAGCTCGAACGAGGGTGTCGATGGCGTCTTCAGGCATGGCGACAGGGTAGCCGACGGGCCACCTGGTGACGAGCCATGGACATTGCTGCTGATCGGCTGGCTGATCGGCGCTCCGTTCGGGTGGGGCATTGCGGGACGCCATCGGGGGCAGCGATGACCGTCTCCGGCGCCGCCATCCGTGGCTCTGCCAGCGGCCGCGACCCGTTGGAGCGCTGGTACACGCCCGACGACGTCGCGGCCGACCACGTGGCTTGGGCCCGGCATCACGCGGTGCTCCTCGGCGCCATCATCCACCACATGCACGACCCGTGCGGTGGGGGAGGGGCCTACCTGCGGGCGATGCGCGCCTACGGGTCCGCGTCGGCCTCCGACATCGCCCCTGGAGCTCCGGGCATCGACAAAGTCGGGCAACTCACGTTCTTCGGGGGCGCCTGATGCTCCCTCCCATCCACAGCATCCAAGCCTGGGCCTTCCTCGTCGAAGAGCGGGTCGCCATCATGACCGTGGACGGCGGAGTGCCCGAGGCGGAAGCCCTTGCCTCCGCCCGAGCCTGGTACGGCACCCAGTTCCGCCGCACGAGGCGCGAGCACCAGCGCTCCTGCATCGGCAGGGGCTGTCTGCACCCAAGCGTCACCGATGGGCTCCTGGAGCGCCTTGACGCGTCGGCGAAGGGGCGGCCTGGAACAACAGGCGTGACGCGGGCGCAGCCGCCCCAGGGCCGGCAGGGGTCGCCATCCCTCGAGGAGTGCCACCAGGCCCTCGTGGCCGCGGGGGTCAGATGATGCGCCTCGCCCAGGACAACCACTACGTCGACGGCACGGCCGAAGCGGGCACCCGCATCGAGCGCGCAGCTGTGGGCCAGCTCGACGCCCACGGACGACAGCTGTGGGAGCAGAGGTCCGCCTACCAGCGCAAGGCCCTCGACAAGGGCTGGACACCCCGGCCGCCCGCCTACCTCTACCGGGTGCTCGGCCGCATCCGCTTCGTGACCCTCGACGAACTCGCGGCCGAAAACGAGACGGAAGCCGAGTGGCTTGCCTGGCAGCGCGGGGAGGCCCTCCATGCTGCAGCCTGAACGAACGAACGTCACGAATGACGCGGAAAGGTGTCGGATAAGCCCTGCCGCTGACATGCGGCCGTTCCGCCGAGCTCGGTCCGATGGTCCGCCGCGGGCCTGGTGCCCCTACTGCATCGGGAGCTTCAGGCCGCCCCGTCGCGACGCCGTGTGGTGCTCCGGCACCTGCCGTCGTGCGGCCTCCGCCGCCCGCGCCCACCCCTGCGCCATCGAGGTGCCCCGGGTGTGGGCGCGTCGGGCCCGGGAGCCCGAAGCGGACGACCGGAAGGCGGCCACCACCTACTCCAGCCTCACCGCCCCCGAGGCCTTTGCCGCCGACCTCCGCGTCCGGTGCCTGCAGCTCGGGGAGGTCGAGACCCGCGAGCAGCTCGAGGCGGCCGTCCAGCTCCTGGGCAGCGTCGCCGCCGTCGCCCTCTACATCGACGTCGACCCGGCCTCCCTCGCCCACTGGGGCGCGGATGAGGCCGGAGCGCTCGGGGCCGTGTCGTGGTCCTGGCGCGACACCCCACCCACGCCCGTACCCCTGGAGACTCCATGAAGAGCCACCCCAGCGAGGAGTGCCGCGACTGCGGTGCCCCCCGAGTCCGCCGTGCAGGCACCAGCTCCATCCAGCACGTCCGCGGCTGCTGCCCCGACGCCGCATGGGAGGCCCGTGGACGCGTTGGGGGCGTGTGGGGGGACTGGACCCCCATCCCGTCTCGGGATGCCCACATCTACCGGTGCCGCTCCAACACCCAGGTCCGCCTTGTGGAGGTGTCGCCTTGAAGAACTGGGCCATCAACATCGACGGGGCGCCCGCGTGGCTGCTCCCGGTCGTGGTCATCGGCGGCCTGGTGCTCGAGGTGGCCATCCACCGCCGAGAGACGGCAACCGCCGTGCCGACCATGGAGCTCCTGGAGTGCATCCAGGCGTGCGACGGCCACGTCCTCGCCGTGTCCCCGACAGCCTGCGAGTGCGAGGCCAACTCCCGCTTCCCTGGGGAGGCCCATGCGCCCGTCGTCGACCCCGAGGACTGCGCTGACGTGTGCGGGCCCGGGCGCACCCAGTCCTACTCGCCCACCGCGGGCTGCGTGTGCGGAGGGGCGCCGTGATCGCATCCATCACCTTCGCGGTCCACGAGGCCGCCCCAGATGTGGCCTGGTTCCTCCTGGGCTGTGCCACCGCCGCCGGCCTGCTCGTGCTCCTGCACGCCTATGGCGGTGAGTCTTGAGGCGCGCCGAGTGGCGGGAGGCCATCTACAACTCCGACCTGCACCCCATCCAGCGGGCCATCCTCCAGTACATCGGCGAGTGCGCGGCAGACCGCGCCACGGGCTCCCTCCGTGTGGCCTGGCCAGGGAAGGACACCATCGCCAGGTGCACCGGCTTCAACGAGCGCACGGTCCGCCGGCGCATCCAAGAGCTGGTCGAGGAGGGGTGGCTGCTGGCGGATGTGAAGTCGGGCCTCGCGACCCGGTACACCTGCGTCGTCCCTGATGGGGCACACGCTCCCGCGGCCGAGACGGGGGGACTGGGGGTCCACCCCGGTCAGGGAGTCCACCCCGGTCAGGGAGTCCACCCCGGTCAGGGAGTCCAGGGGGACGGAGGGTCCACCCCGGTCAGGGAGTCCAGGGGGACGGAGAGTCCGGGGGGACTGGGAGTCCACCCCGGTCAGGGAGTCCACACCGGTCAGGGAGTCCAGGGGGTCCCCGAGTCCGGGGGGACTGCGAGTCCAGCACCCCGGACTGTGAGTCCACCCACCCCGGACTGTGAGTCCAAGGACCCCGGACTCCCAGACCCCCAAAGAGGGAAAGAAGAGGACAAGGAAGAGGACAGAGAAGAGGATCCGTCGGCAGACGCCGACACGCCACCACCTGCGGTGGCGCCGGAGCGTGAACCGAAGAACGCAGCCCTGCTGGCCAGCTGGCGCGAGGCTGTCGACCTGTGGAACGCCCTGGCGAAGAAGCACAAGCGGGGCGCCAGCACCGGCCTCAAGCCATCCAAGGGCATCGGCCAGAAGCTGAAGGCCCGCATCCGGGAGCATGGAGCCGCCGCCGTGCTGCTCACGATTCGGTGGCACTGGGTCGGCAGGCACAAGCGGGCCGACCACCTCCGAAAGCACTGCGGGCTGTCGACCGTGGTCGGCGCCGAGAAGTTCCCCGAGTACTTGTCGTTCGCCAGGGGGGAGCGGGAGTGGTCCGAGGCGGAATCGAGGCGGGTGCTCGATGCCCCGCCCCCAGAGGCCCCACAGCCGGAAGAGGAGGAGGACGACGACGAGTCGCGGGCCCTCTACGAGCGGCTGCACCGTCTCCGGCAGGACGCCCGCCTGCCTCCGCCCATGCAGAACCGCGTGTACGACCTGCTCAACGACGTGACCGACGGATGGACGGACGAGCACCGAGAGGCGCTGGGTGCCATCGAGCACGACGTGGAGCACGAGATGGCCGAACGCGCGGAGCGGCGGAAGGCTGAGGCCGCCGAGGAGCGGGCAGCCGCCGACGCCCGGCTCGACCGACAGAAGGCCCTCGTCGACCGGGCATTCAGCATGGAGAAACCAGTGGCGCCCCCTGGGCTGGCGCTCCTGGAGCGGCGACGGTTCATGGCTCCGTGGACGAAGCTCAGGACGACCGTTGCGCAGGCCAAGAAGTCCATCGAGCGCCGCCAGCCGATCGATGAGAGGGCCCTCGGTGAGGCTGTGGCGGGCGTGGTCGCCATGGTCGAGGCGGCAGCATGACCCGCGTCGTCATCGGCATCGACCCATCGAAGACCGCCACCGGCCACGCTGTGCTCGAGGGCGACGGAGTCACCCGCCCCATCGTCCACGTCCTGGGCCACTGGCCGTTCACGGTCGACAAGAAGGCGAAGGACCCGTGGGCGAAGGCTGGCGCGTCCTGCAGGGCAGCGCGGGCCCTGGCGGACCTGTGGAGCGACGACGACGTCACCTGGGCTGTCGAGGAGATGCCCGACAAGATGGGCGCCGGGGACCATGCGACCCACAAGAGCGGCGGGGCCGTCGGCTGGGCCCAGGGCGTAGCGACCGCGGCCGCGCTCGAGGTCGGCCACCAGGTTGTGATGGTGCCCGTGAACGACTGGCGCGCCACGATGCGCGAGCTCCACGACCGATGGGGTGGGGGAAGCCTTGACCGGGCTTCGGCGCCCAAGCGGCCCAGTCGGGCCCCGGGGGTGAGCCACATGTCGCACGACCCCGCGCCCGGCTGGATCGTCATCAACTACAAGTGCGGCCACGCCGTCCGGGTGGGGAGGGTGGCCGTGAAGCACCACCCGCGGTGCCACAAGTGCTCACCCAGGCCCGCCACCGCAAAGGACGCGAAGAAGGACGCCACCAAGGCCAGGTCCTGCGCCTTCGTCGCCCGGTGGTGGCCCAAGGCCTACGCCACCCTCGTCGCCAAGGCGCGGAAGACGGCCCAGGCCACAACCCCTGATCACCGCCTGAAGGGCGTGGCGGACGCCTGCGAGGCTGTCTGCATCGCCTGCCACCACCTGGCCCAGGGGCCAGCATGAGGCGAGGCGCCCACATCCTCATCACCCGTCGGAATGGAGCGGCGGCCCACGAGGGTCGCCTGATCACGACGGGGCACCCTGCGGAGAACCTCCCCGCCGAGACCCGCCAGGTGCTGGTGTGGTGGTGGCGCGGCCCCAACGCCGGCGTGAGCGGCTGGGTGGCCTGGCTCGATGTGGCGCGGTGGGTCCAGTGAGCGCGGTCGTCCATCTCGAGATGGAGGCCGTGGCTCGCGTCCTGCGGAAGGCGCGATGCGCCAAGGGGTGGAGTCAGCAAGAGCTGGCGGACATGGTCGGCATCGGGGTGTCGACCGTCCACCGGTACGAGGCGGGCAACCCCCGCAGCACAGAGGTGGTCCTGAAGCTGTGTGTCGCCCTTCGCATTGAGCTGGGGCGGGCGCTGCTCGAGGACAAACAAGAGCCTGGGAGGGCACGATGGTGAAGGGACAGACGAAGGCACTCGTGATGCTGTTGAACGATGAGGACGCCAAGGCGTTCGCGTTGCGGGATGAGGTGCGAGCCCTCGACCTGGTGGTCCTGTCGACTGGGCTGCACATCTTCATGGACTGGCCTCCGGCCACGCCAGACGGACTCGTGGAAGCCGTTGCTATGGCGTTGATGCAGGCCTTCCGCACCGGTGTTGTGGGTCGTGTCACCATTGAGGTCGAGGAGGTGGCCCGCGGCTGCGTCAAGTGCCTGGTGGCCTCGGTGAGCGGCGGCAAGCTGAGGGCGGGCGGGCTCCGGCCCTCTGCTGCCCCCACGGCCTCGGACCCTACCGTCTCGGACGCGCGCGACCAGGCCCTCGCGGGGCTGCTGAGGGCGATCAACAACCCCAATGCATCCGGGGACCGGATCAAGGCGTTGGCCGCGGTGGCAGGAGTCCAGACATGAGCGGCGACGACGCGATGAAGAAGGCCGCGGATGAGGCCCCGACGCTGGCCGACCTCTTCGCGAGGATGGGGGCCGACGGGCAGGCCGAGAAGGTGATGGAGTTCCTCCAGAGTCTCGCCGACGAGCGCCACAAGGAGGACGAGCGCCACTCCTACGGGGTCGATGTGCTCCGGCGCCTCAAGACCAAACTCAAGAGCGCGAGGGTCGAGCTCCAACACGGCTGGACGGCCCGGCTGGTGCTGGAGCCGCCTGCGCCGCCGGTGCGGACTCCGGAGACGATGACGAGGGCGGAGGGGCTGGCCCTGGCCGTCGAGGTTGCTCGTGGTGGCGGCCCGGTGCTCATCGTGGCGGCGAGTCATGACGAGTCTAGGGCGGAGCACCGGAAGGCCGTGGCGGAGCTGCTGACGGAGCCAGAGAACGCCAACTGGCACGGACTCACCGGCCGTGGCGGGGCGGCATGGTTTGGCCGGCGCGGGTCCGTTCGCTTCATGGCTGCCAACCAGCCCGCCATGTGCTTCCGGGGGCTGGACGTCGCCCTGGTGCTCGTGGAGAGCTCGGCCGCTCCCTACATCCTGCCCGAGCTGCGACGCGCCGTGTCGGCGAAGGATGGGCGCGTGGTGCTCATGGAGGCGTCGTGATGGACCCCAACCTGGCGCTGATGTCTGTCGCTGTGGTCGCCGCCCTGGTGACGGGCTTCGTGGCCGGCTTCGTGCTCGGCGGCCTGCATGCCAGGCTCATCCCGATGCCCCGGCCTTGGCCTCCGCCACCTGTCCTCCGCCGGGACGGCGGCTTCGCATCCTCGACCAGCCGTCCCCCCGGCCCCCGACCGAAGGCGCCCCCGCCCCCACTCCCTCCGCCTACCGGGAGCCCACGTCCGTCCTGCCCAGCAGGCTGGACGCTGCCGGAGTGGAGGAGAGAGCGGGAGGCGTGTCGGGACGGCCACAGCTATGCGCCATGGTCTAGCGGGGATGACGCGAACCCCTGCGCCAGGTGCGGGCACGTCCCAGGCCGAGAGCCGTGTGGGCACAAGCACGGGCGCTACGGCTGCACCGCCGATCGCTGTGGCTACGGCCGGGAGATTCGCCCGCGACCGCCTCACCTGTGGGACGAGATGATGGCTGACCCCCAAGTCCGCGAGGCGTACGACGCCATCGTTGAGGAGGAGGGCTGATGGTGATGCCGTGCACCGAGGCCCAGGAGCGCGAAGAGCAGCGCCAGTGGTGGACGCCTCCCGTCTGGGTCGACGACCTCGAGGGGTGGCGCGCTGCCTGCCTTGAGGTGGCTGAGATCACAGATGACGACGGGGCTCGCGCGTGGGTTGAGGCTCGCCAGCCTGTCGAGTCGACCCCCGCAAGCGACGCCGGCCCCGGCTGGGGGACTGGCACGGTGGGTGGCTGCGACAGCATCGCCTACCTCAACTTGATGTCGGGACTTCGGGGAATGCTCGCTGGAGACACGCAGGTTGCCCAGGGTGCTTACCTCACGGGCGGACAGCATCGCGTGCCGGCCCGGGTGGACCCACCCCTGCCGCCGGGCCTTCCCGCCCCTCGCCCCTGGCCCAAGGCGCCTGACGCGTCCAGCTACGACGAGGCGGCTCGCCTGGCCAGGGCTCGGGTGTGGGTGAGCCTCGGCGCCGACAAGGAGGCCGCCGAAGCGCACGAGTGTCGCTCCGGCCGGGCTCCTGACGACCTGGCTCGGGCTGTGGCTGCTGCGCCTCGCCCACCACGAACCCCGACGGGGGCGCGACGGCCGCCAGGCAGCCATGTGGGCGGCGGCAACAGCGCCTTCCTGGAGCTGATGCGCCGAACCGATGAGCTGCTCGCGGACGCCCTCGTCGACGAGGAGGGGTGATGGTGGTCTCCAAGCACGCCAGGAAGCGGATGAAGGAGCGCTGCAAGCTTCCGGCGCGGGCTCACCAGCGTGCAGCAGCGCGCGCCTGGCTGCAGGGGGTCTCGCTCGCGGATGCTGACGAGGATCAGGCTGCCCTGATGCACTTGGTGGTGGACGCTGGCTCGGGGCGGACCGCCCGACTGCACAACGGGTTCCTGTGGGTGTTCGCTGGGCCGGACTGGGAGTCCATGGAGCTGGTCACTGTGCTGCCGTTGTGGGGGCGGCCATGAGTGCGCGACTCGATGTCATTTCAGTTAGCACCTACCTTATGCGAAGGTGGTTTTCGTCGAGATTTCTCGCTGTCCGCAACTCGGACAAGGTCTGTCCGACCGGTGTCCAGGGAGGCGCCGAGCGATGACCACCGAGGCCCAGGAGGTGGTGCTGTACATGCTCCGCACGGGCTGCACCCCAAGCGAAGCGACGCTCCACTTCTTCCCCGGCATCGGCCCCGACGAGCGGAAGAAGCTCGCGGACAAGTACAGGAAGTGGGTTCAGCGCTACGGCCCCAAGCTCCGAGGGCATCAGCCCGCGCCGCCGGCACCATCCTCATCGCCGCCGTCCGTCGTTGCTCACCAGGAGCCAGCCGTCCGCCATGATGTGGCCGCCATGGATGCGGCCGAGTGCATGGCCTGGGTGGTCGCCCAGATGGCGGGACTCGTGGACGCCTCCAGGAAGCGCGGGGACGCCAAGAGCGCGGCCGCCGCGGCCAACGTGATGCTCAACGCCAGGAAGGAGCTCGACAAGGCCCGGGAGCGGGAGAGCAAGGTGAAGGCCCTGGACCGCACACCGGAGGGGCTGGCGAAGGCCCTCAACGAGCTCGGCACCACTCGCAAGCAGATGCTGCAGCACGCGGCGGCCTGGAGAGAGCGGGAGCGGAAGCTGTGACCGTCGTGGCCCAGCTCCTAGACGGAGTCGACCTCGAGCACCTGCCCTTCACGCCTGAGGAGCTGGAGGGCCTGACGGTCGACGAGCTGGAACAGCTGCTCATCGATGTCGAAATGGCCGAGCTGGAGACGCTCGACACCTTGGCCAGGACGATGCCGATGGCTGTGGTGCCGCTCTGGATTCGGAGCGCGGAGCACATCGCCAGCCTTCCCGAGTGGGCGCAGGACGAGGTTGACCCCGACCGTCCGTCCCCCAGTCAGCGGGACCTCTTCATCGGCATGCTGACGCACATGATCAGCATCGCCGGGGGCGGGAACCGCGGGGGGAAGACCTTCTGCATGTTCTTGGTGCTCATCTGCCTGATGCTCGGCCGCGACCATCCGATGGTGGCCTGCTTCCTCGAGCTGAACCGCATCCCCCCCGAACTCGTCCCGCTCGGCCCGGGCCACGTCTTCCTCGTCGCTCGCTCTGCCGCCCAGAGCCGCAAGCACCACCGACCCGCCATCGACAGCTTGCTCCCCCCGGAGCGGAAGTGGATTCACAAGAACAGCCTGTCCGAGGCCTTCGTGGAGGTGGGGTGCCCCGGCTACGACAAGCCGGGCCGGATGGAGTTCATGTCCATCGACCAGGACGAGGACAAGTACCGAGGGATCGAGGGGCGCGGCGTCGGCATCGACGAGGAGCCCACGGGGGAGGAGGGGAAGAAGAAGTTCACGGAGAGCTGCCGTGCGGTGTCCGGGATGGGCGGCCACGTCATCATCGCCGCCACCGCCCAGGACGGTGAGACGTGGATGGTCGAGATGGCCAAAGACCCAGACCAATGCTTCTCGGGGAACGTCGATGCGCTGCTGAACTACCTGGTGCAGAGCACCGACGGGCTGCTGAAGAACCTGAAGCGGATGACGCCGCACGAGCGCCTCACCCGCCGCTTCGGCATCGCCACAAGCAAGGCGGGCGGCATCTACCCCGAGTTCGCCATCGGCGACCGCGACCGGTGGGGCCGCTACCACGTGTGCGAACCATTCGAGGACGGCATTCCGGCCGACTGGCCCCGGTTCATCGCGGCCGACTTCGGCCTTAAAAACCCGACAGCTGTGGTGTGGGGAGCGGTAGGAGACGACGGCACCGTCTACATCTACCGGGAGTGGGTGGAGAGCGGCCTCACCTGGGCCCAGCATGCGGACAAGCTCCACGAGCTCATGGACCACCGCAAGGACGAAAAGGGCGTCTGGCGGACCCGTGGCAAGGAGGAGGACGGCACCGAGTGGTGCGGCGAGGTGATCCAGGCTGGGTGGGGCGACCCTGGCGAGCCCGATGGCATCAGGCAGTGGTCCCGCTCTGGCATCCCCGTCCGTAGGGCTCACAACTCCGTAGACCCCGGCATCGACTGCGTGCGGGACTTCATGCGCGTGCAGCCCGATGAGCGCAGCCGATTCAAGGTCTGGAGCACCTGCCCGAAGACCGTCAAGTGCCTGCAGGACTACCGATGGAACGAGAAGATGCGTGCACCGACGCCGCTGAAGAAAGACGACCACGAGGCGGATGCCGTCCGGTACCTCTGCATGGGCATCGCTCGGTGGTACGGCCTGCGTCGGTAGTTGGACGACCGGTCAGGAATGACCGGATGGTGCTGGTAGCCATACTGCATGGCTCGTCGCTTCTGGTTCCGCACCCTCGTCCGCAGCATGCAGCGCTTCGCGCAACGCGTGTTCGCGCCGCTGGCGTTGCTGGCTGGTGGGTCCGCCTACTCCCTGACGGACTCGCCTGTCCGGCCGCCCTACGACCCCAACAACGGCATGTCGGCCTACGAGCTGTTCCCGTCGGTCGCCACAGCGGTGCAGGCGGTGGCGAGCGACATCGCTGGGGTTCCCCTCCAGGCCCGTACCATCACCCAGGTCGCTGGGTCCAAAGCGCGCACCCAGGTCGAAGACCCCGCCGTCGAGAGGCTCCGAAAGCCGAACCCGACCATGGGCGGCTACCTCTTCCGCAAGCAGCTCGTCACCGATCAGCTGCTCGCCGGCAACGCGTACGTCTGGGACCCGGGCGACGCCCTGTGGCGCATCCACCCCGACGAGATCGAGCCTGTGCCGGGCATTGTCGGCGTCAGCCACTACCTCGTCCGCGACAAGAACAGCCCGACGGGCACGCGGGAGGTCCCGGCCAACGAGATCATCCACATCCGGGACGTCTCCGTGCGGGCAGGCGATGAGGCCATCTTCGGCCACAGCCTGATTCGGACCCTCCACGAAGACCTGCTCACTGACTACCGCACCCGGGAGCTCGCTCGGAACCAGGCCACGAAGGGACGACCGGACGTCATCATCTCCGTGAAGGCTGGCGGTCTTGGCCCCGAGGTCGCCGAGGAGATTGCCGCCTCCTACGAAGAGGGCCGGAAGAAGAAGCGCAGCGCCCACGTGGTCGGCGAAGACATGCAGGTCACCCCGGTCAACTACACGGCCCGGGACCTCGAGTTCATCAAGCGTGCGGCTATGACCCAAGAGGCCGTGCTGATGATCTACGAGGTGCCTCCCTCTCGGGCCGGCCTCGTCTCGGCCAACTACGGCGCCAGCCGCCAGCAGGCCCGTACGTACACGGAGAGCCTCATTCGTCGGTCCAAGCTGTGGAACGACGCCTGGTCCCGCCTGTGTCGTCCAGGCGTCGAGATCATCCATGACTTCAGTGAGAGCGAGGCCCTCCAGGTCGCCCGCACCGACCGCCTGAAGCGGGTCATCCTGATGACCACCATCGGGGCGACGCCGGCCGCTGCTGCTGCCTACGAAGGACTGCACGACGCCCCGTTGCCCGACGCCCGTGTCGACGCCTCTGCGCCCACCACCGACAGTCGCCGGCCCGACGAGCCCCAGGATGGTCGGCGCGGCGTGGAGATCGAGACGGAGGTGGGGGACGTCCCCGACCAGGCCGTGCTCTGCGCTGCCCTCACGCGGTCCCTGACGGCCTCCGCCGCCTGGTGGGAGCTGATGGCCGACGCTGTAGAGCCCGGCGTCTCCCTCCGCGTCCTGCGGCGCTGCGAGGCCGAGCGGGTGTTCCGGGACCTCGACGAGGCAGGCGTCCCCCCCGTGGTGGCCCGTGTGGTCGCCGAGGCCCATGCAGAGACCGCCGCGTCGGTGGTCGAGCTGCTCGTGGAGGCCGGGGAGACGGTCAGCGAGCTCACCGAGCGCGAGCACTGGCACCCAGCCCGCGCCCGACGCATGGCCGCCGACCTGGTTCGCGGCCTCAAGGAGGCCGCGTGACAATCAAGCCGCTCTCTGCCTACGACCTCGCAGTGCCCGTCGATGGGCGCAAGGGGCTCCTGTCCACCATCCTTCGCGCGGGGCCCTCCGACAAGGATGCGGGCACCACGTTCTTCGTGGCCAGCACCCCCGACGAAGACCGGGCGCTCGACGTCGTTCGGCAAGACTGGCGCCTACGGAACTATCGGGCGAACCCGGTCATCCTCGACAACCACAACAGCCGACGGGTGGTCGGTCGTGGCGAGAAGGCCACCGTCGCGAAGTCGGGCGACCACGCCGGCAACCTCACCATCTTGGTGCGGTGGGACATCGGCAGCGTGGACAAGGCCATCGCGGCCATCGGTGACCAGCACCTGAACGGCTTCAGGTCGTGTGGGTCGGTCGGCTTCCGCATCGGCAAGATGACCATGCGGAACAAGCTCCCCCAGGACCACGCGCACTTCAGCGAGGGCCGCGAGGTTGACAGCCAGTGGGGCAAATACAAGGTCGTTGGCCGCTACCTCGAGCGCAACGAGCTGCTGGAGTTCAGCTCCGCGACCATCCCGATGAACGTGGGTGCCGCCCAGCAGCGGAGCTTCCTCGAGGAGCTCGCCGGGCTGGACGTCGACGACGTCGAGGCCCGCGCCAAGGTCACAGCCCAGACGGTGCGCAACAGCATCGGCGACGACCTCGTTGCCATGGTCCGCGGGCTCGACCCCGAGCAGCGCGCGGCGCTGGCTGGCGACCTCGGCGAGCTGCTCTGGCCCGACGTGCTGTCCCGCATGGTTCGCGACGAGGACGCTCGCAAGGCCATCCAGACCGCCGTGGCGATGACCCGCCGGGGCCCCGAGCCCGAGCCCGAGCCCGAGCCGGAAGAGCGCTCCATCCCTGACTGGCTGGAGGGCTCCCCCCTCGCGTCGGTCTTCACTCCCCACTTCACGCGCCCCTCCGCGGGCTGACCAGACAGGAGGGCAGCATGCCCACGGAAGCAGAGCTCAAGGTAGAGCACGACAAGCTCGTCAAGAACCTGGACGCCATGAAGGCAGTCGGGACGGCGAACGCCGGCCAGATCGCCGAGATCTTGGAGCAGGTGAAGACCATCGGCCAGGCCCAGACCGCCCTCAACCGGGCCGGCATGGACTCGCAGGTGGGCGCCTCTCACGAGTGCGCCTTCTACATGGAGGTCGACGACGCCGAGAAAGTGTGGGGCGAGGACTGCTACGCCGAGTCCTCGAACGGCACCATCCGCCTGCGGGGACACGAGGTCACCCGCGACGACCAGACGTACTGGGTCCCTGGGCTGCTCGACGACGTCGACGCCCGTGGTGAGGGTCAGGCCGAGCTTCAGCGCGCCATGGCCGACCTGCAGATCACCCGCGATGTGATGCGGCAGCTGAAGCACAAGGGCCGCCCCGAACGCCCCGTCCACACCCCCGTCGCCGAGCAGCGGGTGAAGCGGGCTCTCTCGAAGATGCCGGCGCAGATCCGCAAGATCTTCGCGGACCTGGCCAGCTTCGGCGCCGACATGATGCCGTATACGGTCGATGCCGACTACGAGCGTGACCTGAAGGCACAGCACACGCTGTCCAACGTCATCACGCAGATGAGCCACCCCGGCGGCACTCTCGACATCCCGTTCGTTGAGGGCGACCTTCAGGTCTTCATCGACAAGATCCCGGCCGGTGACGACCCCGCCCAGGCCCGCAACAGCAGCCTCGGGACGTCCGACGACACCATCAAGTGCGTCGAGATGGCCTGCGCCTCCCAGGTCCACCGCGCGGCAACCGAGCAGAGCGTGGTCGCCATGATTCCGCTGCTCCGCCTCGAGATGGCGCGAGCGAACGGCTTCGGAAGCGACAACGCCTTCGTCAACGGCAACGTCAGCGGGGCAGCCATCGACACCATCGCGGGCTGGGACGTCCGGGGCCGCATGGCCGTGACGGCCGACGACGCCGAGAACCAGCTGTACGCATCGCAGGGCATGCGGGCGCACGCCTTCGCCGACGGCAAGACCACCGACCTCGCCTTGAAGCAGAGCTACGACGGCGCGATGGAGGTCGTCAACGACCTCGGCATCGAGTCCCTCATGGCCCTCGATGGCGCGAACCGCATCGTGATCCTCGTCTCGCCAGAGTTCTTCTTCACGCAGATGTACAAGTGGGCGGAGTTCCAGTCGTACAACGACGTTGGGGCTCTCGCCGCGCTGCTCACCGGCACCATCGGTGGCCCTGGGCCGGCCCTTGGGTTGCCCAACCAGGTCGGGTACCTGTTCGGCCGCTTCCCGGTGTGCCTCGCCTTCGCCCTGACTGCGGACCTGAACGCCGCGGGCGTGTACGACGGCGTCACCACGACCAAGACCGGCCTGATCGCCGCCGACCTCGGCCGCTACCAGCGGTGGGCCGAGGGTGGCGTGCGCGTCGAGTCGGAGGTGGACATCCGGCGGAACACGGTCACGCTCGTGAGTCGCCGGCGTTCCAAGATTCGCCGGTCCAACAGCAGCAAGCCGAGCGCCGCCTTTGGGTTCGGCCTCAGCTCGACGTTCGCCTGATGGGCCGCCTAACCGCAGCCCAGAAGGCGAAGGCCGCCGAGGAGGCGAAGGCCGCCGAGGAGGCGAAGGCCGCCGAGGAGGCGAAGGCCGCCGAGGAGGCGAAGGCCGCCGAGGAGCCCACCACGGGCCCCACGGTGGTCGTCCTCGCCCCTGGCTGGACCCACGACCCGTACCGCCACGCCGGCGGCGGCGTCATCCCGTCGGGCACCCCGACCGAGGTCTCCGACGAGATCGCCTCCCACCTCCTCTCCACCTTCCCGGACGTCTTCACCGTCCAGAAGTGAGCCCTCCCCGTGGCCATCACGCTCGACCAGTACAAACAGCACATGCCCGGCCTCGAAGGCGCTGGCGAGGACGTCAACTTGACGACGTTCCTCGCCCAGGCCGAGTCGCTGATCGCTGGTGGCTGCGGGTGGGCCCGGACGGATGCTGGGACGCTGACCCTTGCGGCGGCTGCCTACACGGTCCAGATCGACGGACCGAGCGCGCTGGACCCAGGGAAGCTCTACCTCCCAGTCGCCTGGGTGGCTTCGGTGTCCGAGGTCGTCGTGGACTCCGGCTGGGACTTCTCCAGCCCTGCCTACACGCTCGTCGAAGGCACGGACTACATCCTCGACCAGCGAGCCCACAGCTTGCGCCTCAAGCCAGGCGGGAAGCTCTCCGCATGGCCCGAGGGCGCGCAGACCCGCGTGACCTTCTCCGGAGGGTGGGCGGCCTACCCTGACGAGGTCGTCGCGGTCATCGCATGGCAGGCCCGCCACATGTGGCACAGCCGGCCCAACAACACCGTCGGTAGCTTCTCCGCCGACGGACAGTCGGTCACCAAGCGCGAAGCGGCTGCCGTTCCGAAGCAGGTGAAGTCCATGGCAGCCACCGCCGGCCTCGTCGTCTGGGGGCACCGTGCTGCCTGACCGCCTCGAAGCCTGGGCTCCAGCACTTGCGGCCGAGCTCGGCCGCGTCGAGGCCGACGTGGAGGCCGAGATGAAGGCTCAGGCGGCCTCCATGGTGCGGCGCGCGCGGCACGGCGTGCGCCGCCGCACTGGACGCCTCGCCCGCTCCATCAGCGGCCCCGTGAATGTCCGTGGGGGCCACATCGAAGCGAAGCTCTACAGCGACCACCCCGGCGCCCGCATCCAGGACGAGGGTGGGCGCATCCGTGCCGGGCGGCGGGACATGCCCGTCCCCATCGGCGACGTGAAGGTGCACCCCCGAAGTGTGTCCGGCCTCTTCCTCCTGCGGGCCAAGAGCGGCAAGCGCTTCCTGGCAACCAAGACCGCCGGCAACATCCGGCTGTGGTTCCGCCTCATGTCCGAGGTGAACGTGCCCGCCACCCGCTGGGCCCAGAAGGCCCACGAGCGCACCGCCCAGCAGGTGCCCGGCGCCCTGCTCCAGCGCATCCACAAGCGGGTGACCTGATGCGCGAGATGCTCACCCACGTCGACGAGCTCGTGGCCGCCGTCCGTGTCGACCACACGGGCAGCGGCGGGCCCGACCTGTCGGGCATCGACCAGGTGAAGAAGGGCATGTACGCGGCCCCGCCGATCCAGCGGGACTTCGTGTGCCTCGCCCCTCGGGGCTGGGTCGATCTGCCGGGGCAGGGGACGCTCACGGGCTGGGCCCGGGAGTACACCATCGACGTGAAGGGCTGGGCCCGCTCTACGAAGGACGCCCCACCTGAGCGCATGGCCGCCGCCGTCGAGCTGGCCGCCTCCGTGCAGGCCGCGGCCCAGGGGGTCTTCCTCGACGAGGCCACACCCTCCGATCTCTACCAGGTCTCGCACCACTTCCGCATCGCCGAGACCAACGTCCTCGACATCCACGAGCTGGGCGCGCAAGGCCCGTGGGGCTTCTTCACCATGACCCTGGCCTACGAGGTCCATGGCCGCGACGAGGTGCCCTGAATGGCTCACCTGACCACCGACCTCCTCAAGCGCATCATGATCTCCGTCGTGACCACCGGCACGCCGGCCGCGACCGAGACCTACGACGCCGTCATCCCCGAGGGCTTGGACGACTTCTGGAACGCCATCGACGCGGGCGGCGTCGAGGTCCGTGCCACCGCCGCCGACGGGGTCACCGAGGTGGTGTACGACTGGCGCGGCACTTTCGACAAGACGGCCCGCACCGGCACCTTCGTCCTCGAGGGCGTCACGACCGGCGGCGTCGCTGACCGGCTGCTGCTGTTCTGGCTCTACTACAAGGCCCATCCTGACGCGACCATCACGGACGGGAGCGGGACCGCCACCGCCAGCGATGGGGATGGCTACATCGAGCTGTCCGCCCCCTCGACCTACCTCGTGGGCGTGCGGCCCCCTGAGGAGCGCAGGACGGTCCCGCAGGCCGCGTTCTCCAAGGCGACGGCGGACTTCATGTACGTCTGGCTCGACGTGCAGAGCCTCTTCGAACGGGCGGCCCGGCTGTGGCAGGGCAAGCCCTTCATGGAGGAGCCAGGCCGGACCACGGTGCGCGTCCTCGACAGCGCCGGTACCCCAGTGGTCTCGGCCATGACGACGGCCCTCGGCCTGCGTTGGGGCACCTACCGCCGCCGGGGCGACGCCCACGACCGCGCCGTGCTGCGGGTGCCCATCTACGGCGGCACCGACGGCGCCGTCTACAGCATCGAATGCCAGTTTGAAACCGCCCACCCGGCAGCCGCCGGGGCGTGGCGGACCATCGCACCGCGCGTGGGTTTCCGCGTGCAAGACCTTCTGGAGGCCTGACCCATGGCAAACCCCATCCGCGGACATGGCGGCTACCTCGGCCTGGCCGAGCAGGTCGCGTACGACACCCCTGTCGCCCCCACCCACTTCGTCACGGCGAAGAGCCTGGCCATCGCCCGCAAGATCGAGCGCGAGGCTGTGGGCATCCTCGGCTACCCGGGCGAGGCCCCTGTGGCCCACGACAGCTACGACAAGGTCGAGACCGTCGAGGGCACCACTACACACCTCCTCGGCTACGACGACCCCACCATGCTGCTGCTGAAGCACTGCTTCGGCGCGGTGTCGACGTCGGGGGCGGGCCCCTTCGCTCACGAGTTCAGCCTCTCCGACGGCCTTCCGAGCGGCACCGAGGGGCTCACGGTCCACCAGGCCTATGGGTCGGGCTCGCTGGCTCAGCGGGCGGAGACCTTCACCGGCTGTGTCGTCACGGGTTTCTCCATCGAGGTCGCCTACGAGCAGATGGCCGAGCTTGAGATCCGGTGGATGGGCAAGACAGGAGGAGGCCCCACGCCCCCCCTTGCAGCCACCCTGGAGGATGCGCCGTCGCAGGTCGAGCACCAGCACCTGACGGTCGCCGGCGTCACCATCGGAGGGGTGAAGGTCGACAACCTGCAGCGGGTGAAGGCCAACATCGAGAAGGGCTTCGTCCGCGTCAACGCCCTGGGCGACATCACCACCCAGCAGCCGGTGCCGGGAGGCATGTACGAGGTCACCCTGGAGCTGGAATGGGAGTGGTCCGGCAACAGCGAGTACAGCGGCCACCTGAACGGCAGCTTCGCCGCCGTCGCAGCCACCTTCACCGACGGGACCAACGCCTACGCACTCGCCATCCCGCGAGGGCAGCTGGGCGAGGTCACCCGCACGGCCACCGCCCCCGGCGTGCTGCGCTGCTCCTCGACCGTGAAGGGCTACGCGCAGATTGGCACCGGCGTCATGACTCTCGAACTGACCAACGGCAAGGCCACCCCGGAGACGATCTGATGCCTACGCACCCCGCAGCACGCATGGCTGCCCGCATCCGCCCACGACACGTGGTCGTAGGACGCATCGTGTGGGAGATCCGCGAGCCAACAACCGCTGGCCTGGTGGCCAACGGCTTCACCGCCATCCCAGGCCTGGGGGAGGCCAGGAAGGCGATGGACGAGGCCGACCTGGAGCACCAGGCGCTCTACGACGCCTTCGACAACGGTGGGGCCGTCGACACCGAGAAGCGCAAGAAAGACGCGCTGGCGAAGCAGCTGAAGAAGCAGCTGAAGCGCATCGAAGAGCTGAAGACCGACCCGAAGAAGCAGGTCGCGTTTGGCGCCATGATGCACGCGTACGTCGCCGCCGGCGTCCAGCGCTTCGGGGTTCTGCGCGCCGATCTTCCCGTCCTCGACCCGGCGACGCCTGCCAAGGCGAAAAAGCGTGGGAAGAAGAAGGCGAAGAAGCGCAAGGCGAAGCCGGTCGCGCCCACCGCCTGGTGGCTCGGGAAGGACCACCGCGAGCTCATGCCCGACGGGTGGGACCCGACCCCCTTCCTCGAGGGGCCCCCGATCGTGACCACCGTGCTGGCCTCCGAGCCTGTGCCTGGTCCGGACGAGACCGTCACAGATGCCGCCATTCGACTCGCTGACCGCGGGGAGCTGTGGGTCGGCATCATGGACGCCACCGAAGTCTCCGTTCTCTTCCAGTGCATCCGCGGCATCGCGGGTGGACGGGCACGGCGTGCCGACGGCTTTCGCTGGGCAGCACGACCTGTTGCTCACTCTCTACCGGATGGCCAGGGCGTTCGGGTGCAAGGCAAGCGACCTGATCCACCTGTCGGCGGATGACTTCTCGGTGAACTTCATGGCCTACCAGGCGGGACAGCAAGCGGCGAAGAAGGCCCAGAAGGGGTCTATGGGCGTCGTTGTGACGGGCGTGCTCTGATGGGCATCGTCCGCAAAGGCGTCGCGTACTACCTCGAGGTCAGGGGCAAGGCGCACCGCGAGATCAACAAGAACAAGAAGGCGCTGAAGGGCCTGAGGACGGAAGCGAAGGCGGCCGCCAAGGGCGTCGGCGTCGTCACAGCTGGGTTTGCTGCAGCCGGCGCCGCCGCCGTGGCCTACGCCAACGACATCACCAACGCCATCGACCAGCTGACCACGCTGGCGTCCAGCACCGGGCTCGCCCTTGAGACCGTTGCCGGCATCGAGCTCGCCGCCAAGGCCAGTGGGAAGGAGCTGAAGGACCTGGTGCCCAACGACCTCGCCAAGCGGGTCCGGGAAGCGCAGCTGGGGACAGGGGAGGCGCTCAAGGGGTTCGAAGCCCTGGGCATGACCCTCGACGGCAAACTGAGCCCAGCCTTCAAGACGTCCGACGGCGTCATGCGCGGGGCCATCGACCGCATCATGGCCATCGAAGACCCGACGAAGCGTTCGGCGCTGGCAATCCAGGCGCTCGGGGAGAACGGCGCGCAGCTCATCTCGGCCTTCGGTGACTCTGGAGACCTGGACGCGTTCGTGGCCATGGCGGGCAAGTACGGCACCGACGTCGGCCCTGAGGCCCGGCGCATCACGGCCGAGTGGCAGCAGTCGACGACCCTGATGTCGATGGCGCTGCAGAAGCTCAAGTCCGACATGCTGCCCATCGTGGACCTCATGGCCGACACCGTGCGGGGCTTCGCGGCGATGGCCATCGGGGCTAAGGCCTTCGTCACCGAGGGGGGGCTCCTCTTCCACAATTGGCCCAGCGCCTTCGGTGCGGCCCGCGACGAGGTGATGGAGTTTGCGAAGGACCTGAAGGGGATGAACGACGAGCTCGCGCGCACGAGCGAGGAGGCCGAGAAGGCTGCCGCCCACGCCAAGAACTTCACGCCCCCCGACGTCATGCAGGGGTTGGCCGCAAGCAACGCGAAGGCCGCAAAGGAGGCTCTGGCGAAGGCGAAGAAGGAAGCCGAAGAGCGCGCCAAAGCAGCAGCCAAGGCAGGCGCGGCCGCCAGGAAGGCGGCCGAAGAGGCCGAGGCCCGCGGGCTTCGCCTGGGGCTGGACACCTACGACGTCGGCGGGAAGAAGGTCCACAAGGAGAAGCTATTCAGCGACCTCGACACGTCGTTGTCGCAGGCGGTGGCGGAGCTCGCCGAGGTCATGGAGGGCATCGTCGGCGCGCTGGATGAGGCCGACAAGAAGAAGAAGGCCGAGTCGGATGCGGAGAAGGCGCAGCGGATGTCGCACGCGTCAAGCCAGGAGCAAAGGAAGCGGGATCCGCTTGGCACGGCTGTCGGAGAATTCAAGGAGGCCATCAACGGGAGCCCGATTGGAATGGCGGTCACGGCGTTGTCGGCCCTCCCGAGCACCCTGTCCAGCCTGCAGCAAACCATCGAGACCCTGCCGGAGCTGCTGGTCGACGTCCCCAACCTGCTCGTCTCGACGCTCACATCGCTCACGGACTTGCCGACGGCCCTGGCCCAGGCCGCCCCAGAGATCGCGCTTGCCCTCGCCGACGCCGTGTTCTCGTCCTTCATCGTCGGCGGAGAGATCGTCGCGACGACGCTGTCCCTCGTCTTCGAGCAGCTCCCCGGCGACATCGCCCAAGCCATCGCCGAGGTCTTGAAGAGCCTTGGCGGCGAGCTCAACCCGTTCGACGGCGATGGCCGCTTCCTCGGGGGCCTCGGCGCCAAGGTGGGGGAGTCCGACTTCCTCGGCATGGACATCCCGTTCCTTGACAAGGGTGGCGGCATCCAAGAGACCGGCCTTGCCATGGTCCACACGGGCGAGCGGGTGCAGACCTCCAAGGAAGTCCGCAACGGCGGCGCCCGCGGCGGCCCCGTCTTCAACATCGGCTCGGTGGGCACCAACGACCCAAGGGCCTTCCTCCAGCAGCTCCAACACATGCTCGGCCCCTACGGCGGCGGCATGGGTCTCGTTGGCGCCGCTGGCGGCCTGGGGGGCTGACATGGGCAACGCCGCCATCTGGTACACACCCGAGACCGACTCCGGAGTGCTGCGCAAGGTCAGCTTCCCAGGCCGGCTCACCGATCTGCAGTACCACGCCGTGCGCGACATCGACATCGCCGAGACCTACGCCGGCACCCGCGACGAGCAGACGTACCGCACCCGCCCCCGGGTCGAGGTGGAGTACGGCCCGTTCAGGGACTACCCCCTTCGAAACGACCTGCTGGCGCTGGAGAACCACCTCGACCGTGGCGGCACCTGCATCGTCACGGAGGACGACGAGCGGGCCTGGGCCGCCTTTGTGGAGCTGCCCGCCGACAGCCAGGCGCAGATCATCACCACAACCAAGCCGTGGAGCGCCATCCACAACGGCGCACCCACGGGCCAGATGGTGATGCATGGACCGAGCCCGGAGCACCTTGAGGAGCGCTTCGCCCTCACGTCGTACTCGCCCCTGTCGAACACCGCCATCGTCTCCCCAGCGACCCGCCACGACTGGCGAGACCGGCGGTGGGGGCTGCTGCGCTGCGAAGGCTTCCTGCCCCTCATGCGGCGAGCGAAGGAGGACTACAACCGGTCGTGCATCGAGCACGACGGGCGCCAGGGGTTCACCTTCCGTCTCTTCCTCGACATGGACGTCGTCGCGCTGGACGACCTGTCGGGCATCGAAGGCCTCGTCCTACAGGGCACCACCGACACCGGGGGAGGAAAGCACACGGGCGTGAACGGCTCGTTCGGCCAGCAGGACTCGCCCTTCCTGCCCACCAACCCCGACTGGCTGCTCTGATGGCGTGGACCCAACGGTTCATCGACGAGCTCGCCCGTCCCCACCGACGACCCCGCTTCGTGGTCGAGTCGCTCCGGGGGTTCGGCTTGCCGTTCGAGGCGACAGCCATCCGGTGGAGCTCGCACGCTGAGGCGGGGTACGACCAGGTCATCACGCGCGAGGGCACCAGCCTGACGCATGGGTCCCTGTCGGTCGGACAGTGGACAGTGAGCCCGGGCGGCTTGTCGGTCGGCCTCACCCGTCAGGTGGACCGGTCGCGCCTCCTCCCTGGCCTTGTCGTCCACCTCCGGATGGGCTTCGACGGGTGGGCGGTCGAGGACTTCGAGCCCATCTTCGTCGGCGTGCTGACGCAGCTCGGACGCCAGGGGCGTCGATGGATGGCCTCGTTCGGCGGCCTCGAGGGGCAGCTGAATGTGCGGTGGGGCATCGGGGCGCCGTACCCATCTGATCCGGAAGTCTTCCTCGACGCAGGCACCACGAAGACCCTCGACATTGACTTCGTGCCCGGCGCCACCACGCTCGACATCGCCAGCAGCACGGAGCCGCGGAAAGCCTCCGACGGCGACTACCTGGTGCGCGTCATGCAGAACAATGGGGAAACCATCCTCGTGAAGGCCTCGGGGCTGTCGAGCCCATCCGCTGGCGTCACGCGCCTGACTGGCTGCACGTTCGGGGAGATGGACAGCCCAGGACACACCGACACGGCCAATGCGGGCAACGACGTTGTCTACCTGGTGTGGGACGAGCAGCACCCTTTGCGCATCGCACAGCGCCTCGTCACGTCCTCGGACTCTGGCAACGGTGCCGAGGACGTGTACCCGAGGGAGTGGGGCCTCGGCGTGCCCGAGAGCGTCACCGACCCCGACGACTGGGCCGCGCAAAGGGTCCTGTCCGGGCCGGACGGCATGACCTCGCCGGGCTGGCACCTCCTGCAGGACGCACCCGCCACCACCTTCGGTCAGTGGCTGACCAGCTACCTCGCAGACGGCGCCTTCTGGCTGTGCCAAAGGCAGGGCCTCCTCACGGGGCGCGGCCTGCAGGCGTTGGAGTCCCAGTCCATCAGTCTGTATCCGACCGATCGGCACCTCCTCGACGTCCAATACACCAGCTTCGGCGGGCAGCTCGAGTACCGCTACGTCGACGTGCACGACCACGGCGGCCGTACGGCCGCGCTCCCACACCCCTACGACCCTGACGCGCAGCTGGTAGACCAAGTGGCGAGGCTTCTCGGGACCATGGCCCCGACCCTCCCGCCAGTGACTGGCCCCGACCACAGAACGACATCGTCGAGGAGTTTGGGGGCGCGCACGCCATGGGGGCGCCCGTCGCAGCTGGAGCGGCAACACGTGCTGCCAGTGTTCGGTTCCACCCCCGACCGCTCTGCGTGGCGCCTCGGCGTCCTGCTGCGCGTCCTCCCCTACATGACCCGCCGCACCGAGCCCATCACCGTCACCCTGGCGGGGCTGCACTGGAGCCAGCTCGGCATCGGCGATGCCCTGGGGCTCATCACGGGCACGGTGGACAGCCGTCGAGGCCCCAACGACCTGGTGACCAAGGGCGGATGGCACACCGTCGTGGGCGGGGGGATGAACCCCTTCAACGGCACCACGACCTTCCAGCTCGTAGCTGTGAGCCCAGACGACGAGTCGTAGACCGGTCAGGAATGACCGGAGGTCGCTGGTAGCCATGGGAGAGGAGGTCTCCCATGGTCGACTTCGCAGACGCGCGCCTCGTCACCTTCACCCCGAACGCCACCAACGGACAGGTCGTGGTCGCCAACGGGGCAGGGTCCGTCATCACCCAGGGCATCTTCCGCGTCCGATGGGGCACCGGCGCGGTCGGCCCCCTCTACGTCGAGAAGCACACCGACATCGACAACACCGCCCGGGCCGATGCGTACGAGGTGACGGTCGACGAGAAGGACCATCTCATCATCGCGGACGGCTGCCCGGTGCGGGTGTCGGGCAACGTGGCCGATGTCGGCCTGGTCACGCTCGAGCGCATCGACCTGTGAGGCGGCGCCGGAGTCGGCTGTGGCGGGCGCTAGAGCGCCTCGGGCCAGGAGAGGGGTGGCCTGCGGTCCTCGCCGCCCTCACCGGCGGCGGCGGGGGTGCCGGCATCGCCAGGTCCGCGGGGTTCTCGCAGACCGATGTCTCCGACCTTGCTGGCCGCCACCTCCAGCGGTCAACCGGGTGGAACATCCCCGCCTCTGGAGTCCTGCTCTGGTACGGCGAGGTCACGGCGGTCAGCCCGACCGTAGCGAACGTCGCGAGCGGCTACCTTGTCGGCAACATCGGGTCGGCCGCGTCGAAGTCGGGGCTGTACCTCTCCATCGACACGACCGGCCTGATCCTCACGATGGGCCGGCGCGCGGCATCGGACGGAAGCGGCGTCGCGTTCGCTCACACTCCCGGCATCGCGCTTGTGGGCACCGGCCCCCGGCTGCACTTCGCGACATGGGGCCTGAACGGCCATCTCTCCGAGTGCGGCATCGGCGACTACCACGACGGGGACTTGACCACGGATGACACGAACGCCCTGAAGACCGGCCTAGGCGATCAGCCTTCCTTCGGCGCTCGGAACATCACGATCGCAGGAGACGGCTCCACCGCCTACACGCGGGCATGGACGGCCATGGTCGGACGCATGCCGACCGCGGAGGAGTGGGCCCAGCTCGCTGGGGGGAACCTCGACATCCTACGCGGCACGGCCAACATCAACTTCGGCCTACTCCCTGCGGTGTCCGGCGACATCACTCTCCCCGCCGACGTCGAAGACATCGGGACGGACGGCGGCGACTGGAACGACGGCACCCGCGGCACCGGGACGGTCGACGTGCAGGGGGTTGGGCTGTGATTGGCACCCTCCACGAGCGCGTCGCTGACGCCCGCCTGACCGGTCGCCCGGTCTTCCTCGACCCAGGCGACTACCCGATCTCTGCCCCCTTGGGGCTGCACAATGTGCATGTGCGCAGCCCAGAGGGCGGCGTCCGCATCTTCCCCGGCGAGGACTTCGTCGGCCGGGCCCTCATCGTCGGCGCCGCCACATCCATCCGAGGCACGCTGCTGGAGGGCCTGGTCATCGACACCGAGGGGGCGCTGCAGGAGGACGGGGAGCCGGTCCGCTGCATCGACACCCACCGCACGGTCGTCGTCCTCCGGAACACCACCTGCCGTGGACCGACGCGGATCTCCGAGCACAGCCTCTCCACGATGGACGGGGGCAGCCTCCAGAACCCCGGCGGGGTGGCGCTGTACCTGGACGATGCCTTCTTGGGGCTTACCAGCGCCAAGGTGTCTGGCACCATCGTGGGCCGCGGGCGCCTCGGTGGCGGTGGCGCGGGGCTGACCATGTCCCGCTGCGTGCTGGACCAGGGTGGCGGCTGGGTGGCTCTGGACATCGCCGGCGAGGACATCAGCGGCTTCCGGGCGACCCTAGCCAACTGCCGCATCGAGGGCGGCTCCCTGCATGTGGGCCAGTACGGCATCCTCCAGCTCTCCCAGGTGCGCCACGTGGGCGCCACCACCGTCGTCCTGGATCACTGGACGGCGATGCTGTCGGCCTCCCAGTGCCTGTCGAGTGGCGGCGTCGTCATCACACCCGCCCAGGTCGTGGCAGATGCGCTGGCCTCAAAGGGCCTGTTGTCGCAGTGCTGGAAGGAGGGCAGCGCACGCAACGGCATGCACTGGCTGCAGCCATGGGACGTCCTCGTGGCGCCCCCGCTGGCCGACCCATGAGCACCCGACCCACCTGGGACGACGCGCCCGACTGCATCCTCTACCCGCTGACCGTCCTCATGCTGCTGGTGTGGTGGGCGCAGGTCCAGCTCACCTCGCTCTGCGACCGCTGGAGGTCCCCGTGAGCCGCACCCCACGCCGCGCCTCTGACCCCCAGGACGCAGACCACACCGACGATCGGACACATCCACCCCACGACGTCCTCGCCCTGGCCGAGCAGGTGGGCGAGCTGGCCAGCCAGGTGGGCGAGCTCGCCCGCCAGGTGAGCCCGCTCATCGCCCAGCACGCGGAGGAGCAGCGGCAAGCGGAGATCGACGCCGCCGTTGAAGAGCGCCTGCTCGGCATGGGGCTCGTCGTCCCGCCCGCCGGCGACCCCCAGACGCAGCCAAGCACACCGCCGCCCGCGCCCCAGTCCGCCGAGCCACGCCCACGTGAGGGGTGGATGTGGACGGCCACCGACATCGCGGGCACCTCCGGCGGACTCCGCATCATCGGGGCCGCCCTGTCCGCTTGGGCCCTGCCCTGGGTGGGGCCAGGTGGTGTGGAGCTGATGCAGTCGATGGTGGAGTGGGGCACTTCCGCGGAGGTTGTGGAAGTCGCCCGCGAGGACCGCCGCGCGGAGCCGACGACGGATGACGCCGCGATGCTCATCGACACTGCCCCGGGCCATCCGGCTCCCGCTCCGGAGCCGACGCCATGAGGCTCTACGACCGGCTGCGGACCTACCGGGAGCGCATCGGCGCCCCCTGGTTCACGGGGCCGCACGACCTGAACTGCATCATCCTCCGGGGAGAGCCCGGGACCTGGGGCTGCCTCGCCGCGCTGGCCTACCTCGACCTCGACGGCGTCGAGCAGGTCAGCTGCTACGCGGCCACGAGCTACGCATCGGCCGCCGAGTGGCCCGCCCCGACCCACCCCGACGGGTGCCTCGCCATCCTCGATGGGCACTACCCGGGCGCATGGGCCCCGGGGGAGCACCACGGCAGGTGGGCCCTCCGCCAGGTCGCACCGATGCGGTACGTCCGCCTCACGGGCCCTGTGCCGTCCGCCAGGGACCTCGAGGTCGCGGGCCAGGCCTCCAGCTTCACCGCCCTCCGCGGCACCCACTGGCACGATCGGCGCGACGAGCGGACGCCTGCCCGCCCCATCCTCGACGACACCGAGGGGTGCGTGGTCACCATGAGCACGGGAGCCCACCGGAAGGTGCGGCGCCTCGTGGAGCTCCAGGTCGAGCACGTGGGCTCGGGGGTGGTCTCGCCCACCTTCGCTGCGATGCGGCTGGTCGTGCCGACGTGA